AGATATACTTAACGGCAATGTTTATACAGAAGAAGGACAACATAAATTGAAAGTTCTTATGGCGGGAATTGGTGCGGTCGTGAATCAAGTTCTTGACGGTTTTGCAAAACTTGGAATGGGAATAATAAACACATTTTCAAATCCACTTCAATCTTTACAAAATTTCGGTGACATGATAAAAAACTTTGTCATGCGAAGAATCACGGCTTTAATTGACACGCTTGGTTTTTTAGGAAGTGGAATCCAGAAATTGTTTGCGGGTGATTTGTCTGGTGCATTAGAAGAAGGAAAAAAAGCTTTAAACACATTTAACAATGAATTAAATCCAATCACACAAACCGTTAATCTAGTCAAAAAGGGTGTTCAAGGTGTTGCGGACGCAGTCAGTGAAACAGTTGATGAAGTTGGAAAATCAATGGACGCACAAAGAATGTTAAATGAAGCCGAAAAAATTGACCGTGAATTGCGTGTTGAAAGGGCAAAAGCAACAGAAGAAGTTTCGCGTTTGCGTTTAGAAGCTGAAAAGCGTGATAAATACACCGCTGAACAAAGAATGGAATTGCTTAAACAAGCACAACAAATTGAAGAAGACATTGCAACAAAGCAAGAAGAATCCGCACAAAAACGACTTGACGCACATCGTCTTCAAATGTCACTTGGTTTAAATACGACCGAAGCGTTAAACAAAGAAGCCG